GATCTGATTTGAACTAGGCCGTATGTACAAGGATGACCGTAGTAGCCAAGACCGATAAGACCTGATCTACCACTAAGGCACGAGAGCGAACCGATGTATTCTAATGCGACCAACGATGAACAGATTCATGTAATGCCACTGTAGAACTCATTGGAACTAGCAGAAACACTGATAGCACTCAAGTAAGACTATTAAGATGACGCCCCTTTGAGCATGCCAGTGTGAAACATGCAATTATGCCGTTGGCGGTAAGTTCGAATTAGAAACCCTTGCGATTCATATGTATATTTATTTATTTATTTCATTAGTTTAATTTTATTGTAAGTGTATGCTCATCCGCTGAAAGTGTCTATAGGATTTGTATTACCCGTACTTGTATAGGATTTCTCTGATGATAGACATTGAAGCCGTTGAGTTAAGCCCTTAAGGCTGACACAAGCAACTGGCCCTACTTCGAGTAGGAGCGTCCAAGTACTTGTTAGTTTGTGTGTATGAATGTTGTGTGAAAGTAGCTTAGTACGCCACACTTTACCAAAACTTGTTAGTTGTTCACTCGTCTCCCGATGTATTTTAGGAGACAGAAGAATAAGGCAGGTAGAGTAGTTTAGTGTTAGTATAGCTAGAATGACAAGCGCAGGAACCCGCTTTATAGGAACCCTCTCAGTTTAAACCCGCGTGCTAGAACTGAAGAGTACAAGGCCCGCGTCAATGTAACGTCTATGTCTGCCCACTCTCGCCCCCACTTAACCCGTGATGATGACGAACGCTTTGAGCGGTATAAGTTTCGCGTGAAGTACGCGGCTTGCCCGGAGCTTCGTGAGGCCAAACTTCGCGACAAGGCTGCCCAGAAAGCCGCAAAGTTGCAGATGGTTGAATGGCAAAAGATCAAAGACGAACAGTGCAGGGGACTGGCTCAGTCAAAGACCAGCTGGTTTCAATGCGAAGCGCCATGGCTGAAGCCTTCCTTCCGTAGTCCCTTATGGAAGGAGGTTACCATCGACGGCTATAAGCGCTGGATTTACGATCATTGGATGGTGGAATTTACCATCAGCGAGTTGCGAAACTTGCTCCACCGTCCCGTTACTGCCGATGGAGAGGTGTATACCACCTATGCATTTCCTCGTCAGGCTCCGATCTGGATAGTCGACGCTGTGCTTGGGAAGCACGTTGATCTCAACGATGAAGAGCAAAATCCGCTGCGGATGTGCCGTCGTGCTCCCAGTGTCTACTCTCGTAGATACTGGAAGCAGGACAGTGCTGATGCGCAGGTTATGCGAGGCGTCAAACTCGGTCGAAAGTTGTGGGTCTCGTATGCGTGTAGTGGCATTTCAGGAATGCACTACCGCTTCGAGGCCGCTGATCAGCAGAGTGAGTTTTGGCGTATGTTGTATACCGATGAATGGCCGCGCCAATATAAAATTTCGAAGTTTCAAGACAAACGTTGCCCTCATGTTTTTCCGGAAATTCTCCCCGATCTCCCGAACCCAGAGAACGAGCCCGGTGATTGGGCCCGAGAAACCCAAGATTTTTTTGATGATACCCCCGGTAATTGGACTCAAGATGAACCCCCTCGAGGCGATGCACAGTTTGCAGATTTTAATATGTCGGTTTTTCGGCAGGGGGGGTCCGCAGTTTTTTAGAAGGCTTGCGGCCCCTCCTTGCTGAGATAGCAGAGAAGTTTGAAGCAGTGAAGTCGACTGGGAAGTGGATGAATGTGTTTTTGCAGGCTGGATTTGCTTTTGCCCACATGATACAGTCAGATTGGTCAATGGCGTCGGTAACGACATCGTTGTCCCAGTTCGTTATGTCTCTTCCTGTGATATCTACAGTTCAGAATGCTTTGTTAGGATGGATAGTTTCACTTTTCCAGAGTGAGGAGCCCCCGCGTGTCTTTAGAATGGATGACCCCAACGCCCAGTACCCTCGATTTCCCGTGTACGCAGGGCCAGCACAAGCTGACCTGAGTGAATGCAATGGATGGATGAAGATGATCACTGGTGTTGCGGCCGTGTTCGGCACGGCTGTTGCAACAGTGGGATTAGGAATGATGCCCGGAGGACAGACCACGAACAACTTTATCAATCGTGTCTCTCGAATGTCCGCGGTCGTTAATTCGGTTGCAGACATGCAGGGATGGATGACGAAGTTGTTTGATGAGGTGTTGGATTATATTCGAGTCTCTTGGTTCGGATATACTTCGACACTTTTGGAAGAATGGAAAGAGTTTGACAAATGGTGCAGTGAGGTTGCCGCGCTCAGAACGACTGGCTTTGAGATGGAGGCCCGCTTGGATGCGTCAGTGCGCATTCGGGTGGACCACCTTCTTCAGGGCCAGGAGTTCTGGGCGAAGAAGTTTGCCACGATGAAGATTCCCCCAGCTCAGAATACGCGCTTCCTTGCGTGTTCTCTCTATTTGGAGAGAGCGCGCCGGGAGGTTTCGTTGAGTGGAGCTGGTTGCCACACTCCTCGCGTTCCTCCGACGATATTTCATATTGTTGGAGGGACGGGAGTTGGCAAATCAGAAATGGTAAACATGTTGAATGCATACTTGCTCGCTGCTCATGGATACAAAGACCCGACTGATCTCTCAACTCGTATTTATTTCCGCGATGCTACGCAGCAGCGCTGGGATGGATATACCAACCGTGTTCAAGGAGTTGTTTGGGATGACTTTGGTATGGTCAAGGATACCCCGACTAACCCAAGCAACGAACCAGCTGAAATCGTGCGCGCGGAGAATTCCGCGCCGTGGCAGCTGGAGATGGCGAATCTCTGTGAAAAGGCTCAGACGTACTTCCAGGCGCGTTGGGTTCTTCTCACTTCGAACGCCTCGTCGTTCAAGTGGGAGAATCTGACAAACCCGGAAGCTGTGAATCGTAGAATCTCAAGAAAGTTCAGGCAGACTATTGTGTCTGAATATCAACGTAGTGTACTCATTAATGGTGTTCAAACTGTTATGCTTGATGTTGCCAAGGTGACGAAAGAAGCCTTGACGGATCCGACAGTGTATGAGAAAGTGTGGAGTTTTCAGGAGGTCGACCCTCACAACGTCTCCCAAGGAGGAGGCGATGTAGAAGTAGGCGACCCGATGGACTTCAATACTTTTGCTGAATCAATCAACCAGACTGTGCAAATCCGGACGGCCAGTTCGGAAAACAAACTACGACACATTAGCTCCTTTTTTGAGCGATGTGTCGCGGCGCGTAATCCGGTTGCTGGTCAAGCACACATGGAACAGGAACCAGCTTCGTCCTCATCCGATCGTTTACAGCGGATGAGGAGGGAGTTGAATTCACCTGGACATGATGTGCCACCACTTGAACGATCCCTTCACCAAGCCCAGCAGCAGCCCGCCGAAAGTACAATTCCATTGTATGAAGCGACTGCTGCGAAAGAATCTCTTAGGAATAGTAGACATGTAACAGTATTTGCTAACACACGAACGGAGATGGAACAGAAGATGTCTCCTGCCCTCGATTATCTCTATGGAGGTAATGCGGGTGGGAATCCGACCGGACGCGGAAATCCGGCTCACTTTGAAAGAATTGAGCCGGTTCCGCGAAAAATTCAACGTGAAGATGATCTTGCACATGCAGCCTGGCCATCTGTTCCTTACAAACAGACCTGGGCTGAGTGGATCTCAGGCAAGGTTCATCTTAACCTTCGGAGAGTCGTTGTTTTTAACGAATTTCCCGAGGAGAAGAAACCCTTGCAAAGACCGCCCGCATTTTATGATGCGACCCCGTTGCTGAGTAAGACGTGTGCGATTGTGTCCGGTGAGCGTGCGCGTGCGTTTGTCAAGGCCTTTTGTCTTGCAAACTCGTTGTACGTTCTCCAAGCGTTTGGTATGAATGGAGTGCTGAATGAAAGAATTGACAAAGCGAAGCGAGCGGTTGATTATGGTCAGCCGTTCGATTCGACCGCGTTAGACCTCTTTAATGCTGTGATGTACACGTATTTCGGCGTCATTGATGACGTCGAGATGTGTGCACAGCACGGAGATGAGAGGTTGACGTGGAAAACATCGTATCAATGTGTTGAAACTTCAACGGATTATCTGTTGGAGTGGTGTGATTGGTTGAAGATGACGGCGGGAGTGGTGAAGCACGAAATAGTCTTTATGACTATCCGTGTTGTTATCATTTTCGCTGTCTCGAGTTGTGCTGCGTACATGCTGCGAAAGTTTTCTAATTGGTATCATGCTTATGACCCCAAGAAGGAGGCCAAGAAGAGAGCTAACGCAGAGTCCGCTCAGGATAAGACCCCGGGAGCGCGTCGTGGACCCGTGGAATCCTCTCAGGAGGTGACCGCTGGTTCCCGACGTGGTCCTGTTGAATCTCATCAAGACCGTACGGCTGGTTCGCGTCGTGGGAAGGTGGAATCTCGCCAAGAGAAAACCGCCGGACCGCGTCGTGGCCCAGTTGAGGTTGACCATGCTCATTTTGTGGATAAGGAGGGTACTGGAGTCTCGTGCGAGTGCGTGCCTCACGTTTATTGTGAGGTGTGTCGTGCGCGAGGTTTCAAGACCTGTCGTAATCATTGTGTTCATGGAGAATCTCAATCGGCCTTCGATCAGAATGCGAAGGAGCTGGAGCAGAAGTTGGCAAAGAATACATATTCCATCACCCGTGTGGTGGATGGTGTTTCAACCCGATTGGCCCAGATCGTTTTCATTGCTGGTCGAGTGGCAATTACTAATCGACATGTAGTTAGAGCATTGCGCGGAGACGTGCAGATCACGAACTCCGACTATTCACGAACGATGAACATTCCAGTGTCCGAACTTCGGTTCGGATTCTTGGATGAGAAGTCAATTCATGGATATAAGGATGTTGCGTTGATTGAGTTTCCACGCGCTGTTATGTTGCACCCGGACATTCGCAAACACTTCATGACTAAGGAGGATTTTTGTTACCACAAGGAGCTTTCATTGGTTGCGTTGTATTCGATGAGTGCCCAAGGACACTTGCAGATTAGGTACGCAGGGCCGTGTCGAGCTGAAGATCGCGTCGCATTCTCTTTGGAGTGTCCGACGCAGGAAACGGTTTTGGTGCGTGAATGGTACATGACGACCTTGCAGACTCAACGCGGGGACTGTGGAGGAATTCTTTCTTCGCACGATCCCGCGTTTGAGCGTAAATTCATCGGAATCCACATGGCTGGAATGGATCTCAAACCCTACTCAGCCGCAGCGGTTGCGGTACATCAAGGTGTTCTCAAGGAACTCATTGAGGCACTGCCGTTGCGGTATCCCGAATCTCTGGATTGCGCTTTTCACGAAGTGCCCAACCCGAATGGACTTACTCAAGCTGAACGACCCTTTGAGGGTGATTACACCCTCTTAGGGACAGGACCTGAAGTGCACGCAAACGTGCAGAGTCAGATCGTGCTAAGCCCTATTGCGAATGCGATAGAGCAGACGTGTGGTCCGGCTCTCACAAAGCCTGCGCTGCTCCGACCGACTAAGGAACATGACCCGCTTGCGAAGGCTCGCCAAAAGGCTTTTGCACCTGGAGTTGTGATTGATGATGCTCTTCTCGATGAGTGTGCGACTAATTATCGTGCGCTCCTCGAGCGGAATGTTGCTGTCACTGACCAGCGTGTGTTGAGCTTTGAGGAAGCCATTGCAGGAGTGGAAGGCGATGCGTTTTATACTGGTATTAAGCGCAACACCTCACCTGGATACGGATGGAATGCTTCAGGGAAGGGAAAGCGCGCATTTCTCGGAGACGAGGAGTATGTGTTTGACCACCCTGAAGTGATTCAGAGGACGAACGAGATGAAGGAGCGCCTGCTGCAAGGTAGGCGTTCTCAGACTGTCTGGACCGATACGTTAAAAGATGAGCGTCGCCCTATCGATAAGGTTAATGCGGGTAAGACTCGGTTGTTTGCAGCTGGAGAGCTTGCTTACTTGATCTTATTTCGCCAATACTTTAGCGGTTTTGCGGCGCACATGGCGCGTCACCGGGTCGATCTCGAGGCTTGTATAGGAATAAACCCCTATTCACAGGACTGGAACCGACTCGGTGCGCGCCTAACGCGTTATGGAAAGAATGTTGTTGCCGGTGACTTTTCAAATTTCGACGGAACTCTCTCCGCGGCTGTTCTGTGGAAGTGTCTGGACTTGATTCAGGACTTCTATCAGGGAACCGCGGAGGAAGCGTTCATTCGACGTCGACTTTGGATTGACATCGTGCATAGTGTGCATACGACGAAAGGAGTGTTGTACATGTGGAATCACTCACAACCGTCTGGATGTCCCATTACAGCCACGCTCAATTCACTGTACCACTCGCTGGTGGCCCGCTATGTTTATGTACTGTGTGCTCGCAAGTACTCGCCAGAGAATGTTGGGCTGCGTACCTTCGATCAGAAGGTGGCGCATGCCAACTACGGCGATGACGATGTATATAATATAGACGAATCTATCATTGGATGGTACAATCAGGTGACAATGGCTGAAATGTTTCAGACAATTGGAATGACTTATACGGATGAACTGAAGACGGGCGAACTTGTGAAAGCGAGAACGCTCGGCGAAATTCAGTTCTTGAAACGGAAATTTAGGTGGGATGAATCTCAATCACGTTATCGTGCCCCCCTCTCGCTTGAAACCATCACTGAGATGGCCAGGTGGGTGAAGGGCAAGAAGAACCATTGGACTTTAGCTCACGAAACTCTTCAGGAGGCGTTATATGAAGCCGCGGAGCACGAGAGGTGCGTGTTCGAGGATGTCGCGCGGAAGTTGGAACCCGCGCGGCGTCTTGTGAATGAGCACCTCCCGTGCCCGGCGTCGACGTACGACGCTTACCAGGAGAGTCAGTATTGGAAGTATTGTGTTTGACACACATGTTTCTGGAAACCAAATCTCGTTGACCGGAGCTTGGGATCAATCGCCAAACGATTCCATGCAGCAAATTCTGCTCGAGTGCACTTTTGTGCGGTGGGAGGGTTGTTTAGCCCTATTGGTACATGTGTGCCCACCTAAACCTCAAAGATCAATGTACTTGGCGTGCTATTGCGGAAGCCTGGGTGTGCCCCGCGGTGAAGATGAAACACCTGCTACTCAAGAAATTAATGAATCTCAAACATCAACAGACTCTAGTCACGCCCATCAGGGTGAGCTTGTTGATCCGAATGTGACTATTACCCGAACGGAAACTACTCTTTTCGCTAACGAAGGAGAAACCGCGACCGCTGAGAACGTTCAACCGTCAACTGAACCTTCCCAATTGGAGGCTGCCGCGACCGATGTACTGTCAAATGATGTTATTGGTTTCTTACAGAGACCAATTATTTATGAAACAGTGGATTGGTTGTCGACGACTCCTGCAGGAACGCGTATTTCTGGAGTTAACTTTCCTACCAACTGGATAAATTTCCGTATGATTCGAGAGAAACTTGCGGGATTTCGATATTTGAAGGGTGATTTTCGGGTGAAGGTTCAAGTCAACGCCCAGCCGTTTAACGCTGGGATGTTGCTCCTTGTGCACAAACCGTTGAATCTCCAGTTGGCGTATCAACCATCAAGTGCTAAGCATTTTGGTGGCCTCACTGGCTACCGCCATGCTATCCTTGACTTAGCTACGTCTACAGAGGCGGAACTTCTTGTTCCGTTTCCCCATCTTTTATCTCATATTGACCTCTCGCGAGGCATTGGAGCGCTTGGTGAGGTTGACATCTACGTTTATTCCCCCCTTACAGGATTAACTGATGTCGATTTCACCGTGTGGATCCAAGCTGAGAATCTCTCTGTACAGATCCCTACGCCCATTTTCGTCCTGCCACCAACCACCACCGTGGTTAGCGGTGTGGCCCAAGTGAATCTTCAGGCTGAAAAGAAGCGTCCAGGAAATGTGGAGACGGCTGCCCGAACTGCTGGGACAATTGCTCGCGTTGCATCGATGGTTCCTGGTCTCAGTGGTATTGCTACTGTGGCCGGGTCCGTTACTGATGCGGTTGCGGGCGTTGCCTCAATGTTCGGTTGGTCGAAACCAACAGATCCTGAGTATCCGACCAAAGTGGAAATTGGGTATGGCCGCTATACAGCCAACTGCAATGGAGATGCAAAGGTGAAAGGACTTGGGTTTGATGCTCGTACAGCAACAACCCTACCCACTAGTCTTGCGAACGTGGATGAGGATGAAATGGCCATTCAGGCTATTATTTCTCGACCCGTTTATTTGACTCGGTTCACTTTTAATAAGACGCAGAATGCAAGAACTCTGCTCTTTGCTACTCCTGTTTGTCCTACCGCGTGTACGAAGGCGAATTACACGGGAACAGATGTTGTTGGAGTTACTTTCTTCAACACGTTCCTGAGTTATTTGTCTACAATGTTTCTCTGCTATCGCGGATCAATAGCGTACACACTGCGGCTAGTGAAAACCCCTTTCCACTCTGGAAGGATTATGGTGACGTACGTCCCGGGTGCCGGTTTAGATACTCTTTTTGGAAATATTGATCTCTCCAAATGTTACCGACAGATTTATGATCTTCGGCACACGAGTGTCATAAACTTCGAGGTTCCGTTTATCCACAACGCCCCTTTCAAGTCTATTCGCTCCTTAGTTAACAGGACTAATCCGACTCGCATGGCGTACACTGTGCCTACTGGCATGTTGTACGTTTCAGTCGTGAATGCACTGAGGAATCCCTCCACCACTTCTGACACTATCGATATTATTGTCGAAGTGGCTGGTGGAAAGGATTTCCAATTTGCTGGTCCTGTTCTTACAACTGGAGCAAGTGATAATTCTAAAATTAGTATTGTGCGAGGCCCTGAAGTGGACACGCCTATTGTGACCTATTCGGGATCTGCACAGTCTAATGATATTGCACCATTGTCGAAGACTACTCTTTTCGACATGAATGAGCTTGGAACGGGCGAAGTTGTTGAATCTCTTCGTAGTCTTCTCAAACGATATACAGAGGTGGAAGCGACTTATGTCAATCCCATCCAGCCATTTCAACCAACGTGGGAGGATTCGCCTCCTGCTACTGCGTCTCTTTTGACTCAGAAAGTTGATGTCTGGACTTATGTGACTCAGTTGTACCGATATATGTCCGGCGGAATGAGAATCGCTCTTGCTTCGAAGCTTGGTAGAGGGTTCAGATACGCAGTTACACCATATGGACTTGGTGCAACGGTTAATGATTCCCTCGATGAGACTTTGCAGCGTGGCAACGTTTATCAATTTCCGACTGTCGAACCGTTTGTTGAAATTGGAGTTCCATTCTATCAGAGAACTCCTGCTATTTTGACAGAAGTCGGTGTGCCCGCGGAGACGAGCCCTGACAGCCTTGGCAATTATACCGCCATGCCGTACAATAAAGGTACATTAGTTACAGTGTATCCAGTGGAGAATGACACTCGAGTGACTGAGGATGAGTTCAAAGCCAACTTCCGTCTTTTGCGGTCGATTGGTGAGGATTTCTCATTTTTCTATCTACTCGGTCCCCCCATTACGGGTGTTTATACAGCGCCCCCCCCCCCCTAAATTGCCCTTGCGGAGCAACCACAGATTGCGAAGCAAGTTTGCGAAACGTATTGGACTTTCGCATTTAGCCATGACGTTAGAACTTACTACAGTTTTTCCCTCCTACATTTAGGGGGTTTTTTATGTAGTAAGCGACAAAAGAGCTAAATTCGAGCGTGTCGCAATTGGCAATTTATCAAATAGTCCCGTGGTAATTGCCGCGAGTTAAATCAGACGATCTCAGACGAATTATGAGGGCCCTTCAGGCCCTCATTCTTATTGTTTATTTAATTGGCGATTTCTG